ATACATCTGCAGAATAAAAAAGGGGGTCGTTTGACCCCCTTCTCTGTATCAGTCTTCTGCCAGTTTGGCGAAGTATGACAGAGCATCGTCGTCATCTTCAGTTTTGTTTGACGACAGAGTGATGTCAGGATCGTTGAATCCAGCATCAGTTGTGGTGGATGCAGTTTCACCACGGTTAGCAGCGCGGAACTCTTCTTCCTCCTGAACGGTCTCTTGGTCTTGGAAACGAGGGGTGCCCTTGTTACCCAGAACATAGTCAAGACGCTTCTTCAGAGCGTCATAGTCCTTGAACTGGTCTGCAGCGACGAGTTCTGCCAAGGAGTATTCTTTCTTCCAGATTGCTTCCATAGCATCATCATCGTCCAGCAGAGCAGACTGGGCAGCGAACTCGGAGGAGTCGTAGTTGCGATAACCAGCAACGTTCTTTGCCTTCAGTTTGAAGTTGGCACCTTGCCAGAAATCAAACGGATCGATTGCTTCCTCATCTTCGAACTCAGGTTGCATAGCAGCAGTGAGTTTGTCAAAGATCTTCTTACCGAACTTGTAGAGGAATACACCACCTTCATTAGCAGGGTTGGCAGGATCCTTGACAACGTAGATGTTTGCCATGTAAGTCAGCTTACGTTTCTGCTTACGTGCCAGTTCCTTACCTGCATCGGTGCCGTTGTTCCACAGCATCGTGTTGTATTCAGACACAGGATCCTTCTGACCCAGAGTGGTCAGAGAGTTTTCAATGTACCAACCACCAGGACCCTGGAAGGCGTGAGAGTACAGTTTAACGAAGGGCAGATCTTCTCCATTGGGAGCAGGAAGGAAACGGATAACAGCATAACCGTTGCCGCTCTTATCACACTCAAGTTTCCAGAGACGATCATCTCCAGAACTACCTGCTTTGTTCATCTTGTCAACTTCTTTAACCAGTTTGGCGGTCAAAGAACCCAGTTTGGATTGCTTCTTAAGATCAGCGAAAGACATTCGGATTACCTCGGATTTGTTTAGATTTGGGAGATTTACTTGGATAGTATAACGAAGTTTTGCTCAGGTGTCAATGTAGTCTTTGAGCGATTCAATGGTCTTAGTCATGTTATCAAATAAAGTCTTGATGTCTGTAGATGGAGGAAACCCCATCATCAGAACAGACTTCTGCAAGTTCTCTTTCATTTCAATCGCTTTGGGATCGTCTGAAAGAGAAACTCTAGTATACATCACTTGCTGCTTTTCTAGCAAGATCTGTAACATTTCAATGTGTTCAATTTTGTCATCACGAGTCATAGTACCAAAAGACATTGCATTTGTATAGATCTGCTCTTGCAGATCATTAATTTCTTCCAATTCGTTTTTGATAATATCAGACTCAAAAAAATCACTCATTTACTATGTCCCTTAATAACTTCTTGTAGTTGAACACATCAATATTTATGAAGGGACCATATTTTTTAATTTTCAAACTGACGGTTTCCCACACAGGGTCAGTAAGTTTCTTGTCAAAGTCTTCACGAAAATGGAAGATTTTTTCGTAGATCACGAAGTTTTCTAGAGATAATCTCCCGCTTAGATACTCCTTGAGAATTTTTGGATGACCTTTGGAGCAGTCGAATAGACTCTCCAATCCGTTCTCCGAGAGTAATTCGTTGCTTTGTTCTTTGAACAAGTAAGTTGAACTCTGCCGTCGTTTCATCCACTCGGCGTATGTCCTTTCTCCAGAATTGATAATTTCTCCAATCCATAGGTTCTGTGGGTTATCAGCAGCAGAAAAGTTAGATACAAGAAAGTCAACGACTTCACTGTCGTCATACTTACGGGAAGTTTTCTCAAACCAATACTTATCTTTCCTCTTATTAAAAGACGCCATGGATGCCCGTGATTTGGCACCATAGCGAAAGAAGTCGTACTTTGGGTTTGTGAAATGATTTTTTAGTGACAAATAATGTTTATAAGTTTCAAAGGGCGTCACGGTCATAGAGGAAGTTTTGCTCGCGATGTTTTCTTCATGAAGTTGAGACGAATAGCGTCCCACTTCAAACGCTCTTTCAATGGTTTTGAAATGAGCTTCGTTACAGAGTCTACCTCAAGACTGTTAATTTCGCAATAGTGGCAAATGGCGTCAATGTAGTTGATCTGTTCTTCCGCGACAATCTTTTCAATCTCCAAGGCAAACTTGGAGGGAGTCAAGAATTTACTCTCTATGACTTTTTCTAGTTCCTTATTTGGTTCCATATTCCTCCAGTTTATCTCTAACAAACTTTCCAATGTACTCGGTAAGAAGTTTGATGTACTTTGATTTGTCTCGTTCTTCATAGACGACGCATTCTCCATTTTCACAAGCCATGATGATTACAAGTTTTTTGACTGAGATGCCAGTCAGTTCGTACAGCATACAACCATATGCCATACACTGAACAAAATAGTGTTCAATCCAACCCCGTGGTTTGGGTTTGGCGGATGTTTTGAAGTCAATTATTGCTAACTCGCCGTCATATTCAGCGATACAATCAACTGTCCCTGCAATACCGAGTTGTTTACTATACAGGGAACCTTCAAGGGCGTAAATATTATTTATACGTTTCAGATTTGCTTTAGAAATCTTGAATAGAAAGTCAGAAATAGGAGGAACTTCAGGAAGTTCTTCATTCTTCATGTAATGTTCAACCAGAGTATGCATATCAGTGCCACGTTTTGTAGCACGCTTCGTGATACGATCTGCTTCTTCATCACCAACTCTTTTGCGCCACTTCACAAAGATGTCTTTGTTAAAATGACTTGTGACTGATGTGATTGAAACTAATTTCAGTAGTTCCTCTTCATCAGGGACTGAGTAATATCGGACACCATTAATAGTTTCCCTACTCAGTTTTGGAAGTTCAATATCAATGTGATTGAAGTTCGTTATGCCAGTGGACGTAAGTTCGCTCATAATATTCTTGGTTTGGTTCATCTACGAAGTAATACATTGCTATTGAGTATCTTTCAAAACCTTCTGGGCAGTTCAGTGAAGCAGGATGTCCGTGAACCGAATCATCAGATAATGTAAAAATAACTGCTCTATTCAGGATAGGAGCAACCATATGCTCCCTTCTCTTTTCCTTTTTATTCCAAAGTTCAAGATGACCGCGCCACTCATCTTCCCAATTGGGATTGAGATAGAGTAACATATTCAAGACCCTAAACTTTCTAGTTACAGGATTTACATTGTAATCAACATGTAAATTAAGTCTACCACCATTTTCAATTTTGTGGCATCCACCACCCCACATGTGGGGATCTGGAATCAAATTTGAAATACCTGTTAGATCTTTTAGAAACTGAAGAAATATTGGAGAGTTGAAGTAAGTAAGTACATTAGATACTGTTGGTACTTCATATCTTAGTTGCTCTACACTCTGTTCATCCCAAGGAGTAAACCATTTGTTTACTTGGTTGTCAGTCATGTAAGCATTGTCTTCAGTACGCTCGGTGACCCAATAATTGGTCTCCTTCAACTCCTTGAAACATTGCATGGCAACAACTGGATTGATGAAGTCGTCAATGATTATGTTTGGGAATGGTTTAGCATTCTGATAATGAAAGTTAAGTTTGGAACCCAAATCATAATCACTGAATATTTCCATCAAAATCCTGCCTCTATTTTAGCCAAGATATACTCTTTAACAAGTCCAGAGCGAACAATATCATCCACTCCAAATTCAATTATATCAAAAGAATTCATTTTACGCAATACATTCATAAAATCAACGATACCATTACGTTCGTTAGTTTTATTTAAGTCAGACTGACGGGAGTCTCCACAGAAACAAATTCTAGTATTCTCACCAACACGAGTAATGATACTATCAAGTTCATGGAAGTTCAGGTTCTGATATTCATCAACAATAACGATCGCATTGTCAAGTGTTGTTCCACGTAAGAATGATGTGCTCCAGAACTTAATGGTCTCTTGTGCCTTGAGATTACCGTAAAGCATCTCAAAGTCAGCATCACTTGGCATCTGGAACATGTACTTCACCATGTTCTTGTAAGGAATTTGGTAGATGTCTGCCTTATCCTCATGAGAACCAGGAAGAAAACCAATCTCTCTGGTCGCTACGAGTGAACGTACAAGATAGATTCTCTCATAGGGAGTTCTCTCATCCAAAACGTCTCTTAGGGCATTATAGAGGGTGATAAAGGTCTTTCCCGTGCCCGCACAACCATAAGCAACGATATGCTTATCTTCTTTATATGAGTCAAAGAGTCGTTTTTGATTTTCGGTTAGAGGTTCAATATCAACAAGATACTCTTGACTGAGCGGTTTCTTCCGCTTCATCTGCTTTGTCGTGAGTCCAACCCCAATTGGTTGCTCTGCAGATGCTCTTTTCCTTCTTGCCATATTTAAAGTTTCTTGATAGTTGAACCAGGCATTTTTTGCGCTCTTTGAAGAACGTCATTCCAACCAGGATTTTTCTTACGAAGTTTATCCTTCCACTCACCTACCTCACCAACACCTGGTGCGTTTTCTGGAGTGTAATATCTTTCCCAGTCAGAATTGTCTTCTTTCCACTGATCCCAGTCATGAACGCTCATAATAACGTCTTTCGTTTCACCAGTTTCCTTATGTTTTACTGGATATGTAGCCATAGTTATAAATTCAATTTGTTGTATTTAGACCCACTCAAGTGCTTCAGCACAAGTTGGAAATTGCTCTACGAAGATCTTCTTACATGCCTCTGCAATCTCCATATGCTCCTTCTGAGTACCGTTAGCAGACCTCAAAGTGATGTAATGAATCCATGAGCGAACAGACCCCGACATATACATTCTGGTGGGCGTGGCGAGGGGAAGCACAAAACGGGCACATTCCTTTGCAATTCCATATTCAAGCATAGACTGATACAGTGTCATTGCTTCATCAAAGTGACGACGAATTTTGATTTCAAACTCTTGCTTGACAAAATCATCAATATCGTCAATAGAGTTCTGACGATTTTTAGTATCCTGACGACGCAAGTCAAACATTGGAATTTGATCGGCAAGCAAAGAAGAATCCGCATACCGTTGTGAAAATTCTTGATATGTGAAACTACGGTGCCTCAGCACTTGAGCTGCCAGACCCCTGGTGGTCTCAATCTCAAGAGTCATGAATGCCTGCTCAAACACAGACCAGTGGTTGTGCTTGATGCAATAACCTAACAGTTTTGCATAGTTAGGATTTTCCTGATTGTTTGGATTTGACACACGCGCAACGTATGCCATCATCTGCTCCGCATCGGGAGTTACACTGATCAGTTTAACGCTCATTTGAATCCTCGTTTCTCCATAGCATCTAGTTCATTGAGTTGCTCTTTTACGGTTCGCAACTGCTTTTTAAGTTCTCTAATCTCATCTTGTGAATAAAGATGATCCTGCTTGATAAGACGCTCAAGCATCTTAACCAACTTCTTACCTCTGTTTGTCATCAGTCTGGATACCCATCGTCATCATCAAAGATTTCATCATAATCAACAGGTGCACCTGGATTGAATGATGGTTCTGGTTTGTATGCCTCAGGATCAGAGTAAACCTCTGCTTTAAGTCCGTCAACTAATAACTCAAGGTTCCTTACCAAAAGTTTTAATCGTTCTCTGTCCATAGTTCAATATGCACTCTTCCAATTATAGCACAAAAAAAGAGAGGTTTGTTAACCTCTCTCTTAATTATTTGGTAAGAACTTTAAATTCTCCATATATCAGTGATAGAAATGCTACAGAACCAAGGGGTACGATCCCAGCGACTTGTAGTGCTCCTATATCACTTTACGTAAGTACGACCACGATAGCAGAAAGTGCCGTGAGACTCTTTTGCTGCTTTGTGAACTTCACACTTTACACCACGATATGCAGTGTGAGTGATCTGTGCATCGTGAATAGCAGATGCTTTATTGATCTGCCTCTTGATGATTTGAAGGGTGTTCATAAGTTTACTCCTGAAATACTAGGGATTTTTAGCCCCGTTCCTTCAGTCGTTTGCGTCCCAGTAATGACTACACTCAGGTAGAGATTCCTTTACGGTCTCTACCAATTCCACTACCACTTTAGGTGATAGTTCTGATCTGTTCTTTTGGATCTTGAAGACTAATGCATCAGCATCAGAACACATCATGCTCGAATAGAGTAGTAAATCAAACATGGGATGAACGCTCCGTTCCGCGACTTACTTGCGTCTCATGTAAATGTACCTTCACATTGACCTTCTACTTTTGACTTAAGATAACCTATTAGATTCAATTTTGACCGAAGGTCAAGATTTGGATCTGCTTGGATTTCTACTCGTCTCTGTAAGAACCTTTCACAAGACATGTGCCACCCGTAGGGGTTGCCGTCATCATGATGGGCAAGGGTCAATGCCAGTAAGATACTGAGCATGAGATGAACGTACAGGTATTATATACCTTATGAAGTATATAGTCAAGTACTTATGTATCTTGTGATACAGTTTAAAAAACCTTAACAGTCAAAAATTTTGGCGAAAATTTTTTCCACCTTTTGGGAAATCACTTCTTCTTTTTGGATTCAGGTGGCTTTACACCCCAGAGTTTTGGACTGATTCTACCCTCTGCCTGTTTCATAGTGACAAAATCTTTCTTGAATTTGTCGTAGTAATAATCAAAGATTTCAGACTGCTTTGCAGATGCTACAATGTCATATTTACTGACATTATCTACTTTATATTCAACAACAAAAGCATTATTAGGCAGAGTGCGATCCTCTGCCTTATCAACATCACAATCTTCAAATAAAATTTTCATATCAACCCCATTGAATATCAGGATACGCTTCCGCGACAATTTCTTTTGTAATTTTGAACTTGGACTCAAGATCTTTATCCTTACACAGACAGACAATCTCTGCCTCAAGAGGATGAAGACCTTGAAGAAGATTGATGAACATAGACTCACGACGGATTCCATTCATCGCATCATTACCACCTTTCACAAAGTGATAGAAGTTCTTTGCTTCTCTACGAATCGTGGTTCTACCTTGCTGATCAGCATTACCCATGGAGAATGATCCTGTCTCATACATTCTACGGGTCTCTAGATCAATCTTTTTAGAAAGAGTTCCACTAGAAGTCGTCTGCTCATCATAAGAAGAATATGGAACTTCACCAGGTGGGAGTGAACTTTTAATAGTCTCATCAAAGTTCCACTTGAAAACAATTTTCAGATGAAGTTCTTCATATTTCTGAAGAACTTCAACCTTTTTTGCTTTTGATCTCTGCTTACTTGCCAGATCAAGAACTTCAAACACAAGTGGTTGTTTAGGCAGCTCAAGTGACGCTACCTTTACTGTCCTCGGTTTTTTAGGACTCGTCTTCGTCGCTTCCTTCTTCGTTGTAGTCATAATAGTTTTCAAAGTTAAATGCAATCACCTCATCTGGAATTAAGTTTCCTTGTTCGTCAAACATCTCGGGGTGAGGTCTTGGTACTTCCCGATAGTTCATCATATATTCTCTAGCAGTCCAACCCCCAATTAGTCCCACAACTAAAAATAGGATGGTCAAAAATGAACCGAAGACTAAACTTACTGCTAACATTGTTCTTACCTCTGGGAACTAACTCTTTTTTTCCTTAAGTTTAAGGAAAACTCAAAATTGATAGTTACTTCCCGCTTGAAGAAGCAAACCATCTTTTCAAATCTTATTTGAAACGATTTTGGTCTCTTCTTCCCTCCATTAAGTAGTAAATCTACTCCGCGATTGGAGCAGGTCTTAGATTTATTTATGCTAAGTTCAGAGGAGTTTTTCTTCTCTGAGGAATTTGATGGTGTCAACGCATCCTCCTAAATTTTTGCCGTCACATACGATCTGAGGAAAAGTAGATCCCTCTCCAAAAATAGAATAGAATTCTTGTCTGGAATAATCTTGATCTAGAGTGTTAACTGAATAATCACAATTCACCCTACTCAAAACCTCTTTTACTTTAACACAGTAAGGGCATCCTGCCTTTGAGTAAACCTTAAATTTCATCAATCAAAAAAGAATATGTGGAAAAGTCTAGAATCTTCTTTTGTCTGTCCAAAGTATTCTGATGCTGCATGAATGTTCTGAGCATCAAAAATGAAGAGTCTATTGAAAACATTACCAATAGAATCAACTAACTCAAATTTAGTTCTGTCGTAAAATCCACCAGAATAGATTTGATCGTTGAAGTTGTCATCACTTGTTCTTCGTGCACCATTTTTATGAGCGTACAAAGAAGTTCCTGTGCTATATGGAGCATCAGGATTTAAGTATAGCATAGCTGCCCATGTCTGTCCATCATTATGATAAACAATGGGATCTTGTGATGTGCAGAACTGAAATCTACCACACATCCCATGAGACTCCCACTCACGGATCTTGATACCCATGATTTTTTCAAACGCTTCTTTAGTTCCAGGAACAAAGAACTGTTCAATACTGCGACTACCTTTGAAGTACTCAATCTCAGGTTTAAACTCTTGTCGCAAAGCATAGTCCCTTACAGCATATGGATCTGCATAAAAGTTATCAACAACCCAAACTGTCTTTTGTGATTGTCTATTAATTGTGCTTACTGGAATGTATTTCATAATGTTTGACAAGCAACTTGATGCAATTCTTTTCCATAATTACCAGAGTCAATATAAAAACTATTATTGACCAGGAAGTAACATTGTGGGAATGGGAGTTTGCGCTCCGGATCTACAAGACGTTCAGTTTGATATCTCATACTTTCATAATCACCAATGTCTCTATAACATTCTGCCAATCCTACAATGTGCTCATTTCTAAAATCACAAAATGGTTCTGCCAACATATGACTCTCTATCGCCTTTTCAAAATCACCCATCAGCTGATACATCAACCCAATAGAGTACAAAGTATAATATGCCATTTCGTTCACACCACCAGTGTATCCTTTGGCATCATAGTCAATAGTATGATTCATCCAAGACTTGAAGTAAAAGATTGCTCTTCTAGCATACTCTTTTTGTTGCTCAAAACCCAAAGGGAACACCGTGGCATATGAAGCATCAAGATAACTCTTGGCAACATACCAGAAATGATATGTGTCAGAAAGCAGTGTTCCTTCACGAATATGTTGTTCCTCCAGTTTCAATGAGTCACTGATATATTTGGTGGGTGTGGCATAGCTTTCTCCATCCCAGGTTCCCATTTGACGGAGACCTCTTGGAAGATTGACTCGCTGAAAGTCTTCACCAACTCCTTCAATATCACAGACAATACATTCATGTGCCACATCATGTTTGAAGTGCCATGGTAGACGTGCGTTCCACATCCAGGCACGATAGTAAGTGCATCCAGGATTCTCTGCTGTAATGTGGAACGCTTGAATATTCGTATCATCAATCAGAGACCAGTCAAAGTCATCATCAACTTCAAGATACTCATCACAATCCATCTTGAGAATCCAATCACATCCATGATCATGATTCAAACAAGTTTGTAGGAGATGGTCTCGGTTCCAACCAAAACCAACCCAACCCTCTTCACATTGATAGTAGTGTCCAGGGACACTTTTTTCTTCAAAGAAGTCCTTGACAATTTGGTCTGTGCCGTCAGTAGATCCATTGTCCTGAACAACCCAGTAATCAATATATTGATAACACGATTCAAGCATTCTACGAATCACTTTGGATTCGTTCTTGAACATCGTGATCATTACAATTTTGGTTTTCCTTTCCATAATACTCTCTGTTGTATAAAGTCTAGAATTTCTTTATCATCACTCTGCTCTTCAGTTGGAGCATAAAGTGCTCTCTGTCTACTATCTACTTGATCGGGAGGATCAGTCATATAATAGACTGCCAGACTTTTTCTATACACTCCCTCAGGACAAGATAGAGGTTGAGGAAGACCGTGCCACGAATTTTGTGTGGTATCAAATAGTATAGCACGATTGAAGACATTATGGATAGTCTTCTCTCTCCTCAAAGGTAGTTTCTTATCTGGATTATGTGACCATAACTCAAGACCACCACCCCATTCACTGTCCCATCCTTCTGTAAGATATACAATAAGATTTAGTTTCCTTTGAAGACCCGACTTTGGATGAATGGAATAATCTAAATGAATATTCAACTTACCGCCGCGGCCATGAATATGCCATCCACCTCCATGGAGACCAACATCAGGATACAACTTTTGTATACCAGTCTTCTCACGCAAAGTTTTTAAGAACTCATAAGAGTTCAGAAAACAAAACGTCTTGTAGGTTTCTGGAGGAAAGTCCCACCAGTTATTACTAGACTTTTTATTCTCTAATGGATTCTTATATTGATACCAAAGATTACTATCATACTCAGGGAACTCCTGAGATAGTTTTCTTGCTTTATCTAATGGAAAGAAGTTATCAATAACAAGATGGTCATAGGGAAAACTCTCCATCAAATACCCAAAACACCTGGGAAACGATAACTATCATCTTTGATGGCAACTAAATTAGCAGCAACAACAGGAATATGTGGTGCCATTTCATAGGTATCAAGACGGTAAGTTTGGAACCTAATGTCCGTATTCCTAATAAACTCTGCCTTATTTCTATTTGTGTAATACCAAAAACTATGTTCGTTCCAGAAACTGACGTGCGTAGGATCTTGCCATGCTCCACGACCATCAGTAGAAGGAACTTCAATAAACGCCCATCCACCATGAACCAGAACACGATGAATCTCTCTCATCGTTT